CGAATATCGCCTGATTTTGTAGCTGTTTTTAATCCTCTGCCAATTGCATGATTTCCAGTTAATTGAACATACCCATTGGCTGTTAAGTAATCTTGTCGATGGTCAGCATCGGCATATCCAATGTTTCCTTGATTATCCTCAAACATATAACCAAAAGCGGATTTGGCTATTTGTGAAGCAATGTTGTAAATAGTATCTGGATTACTAGCACGATTTTCCATTTCATAAAGTCCAGGAGTATCTATCTCTCCCAACCCCACATTTTCAGCATTTGCCCAAGTTATAATTGGATCATATCCCGACCATGTTTCACCTGCTGGTAATTCATTCCAAGAATTAGTTAGAGCTGCTGCAAGTAAAGCAAGCATTTGGTTGCCGTCAAAATCTTGTGAAAGTGTGCCGTTATAGACTTCCTTGCTAAGTCTTGCCAATGTTCCTAAAGCGATTATAGTGTATTTAATTTCAGTTCCGGCTTGACCAGTTTCTCCAACTTCAACAATTAAATCTGTGATATTGCCACCAAACAAACTAACATAAGTATTGGTCGAATCTTTGACCTGTAAAGCAATTCCATCATTTACATCAAAAGGATAAACTTGACCATTAAAAGCAAGAATTGAGCATTGCAAGTATGATGCTGATGGCTGACTGTAAATGTCTTTTCGCCCAGCGTTATGGCTCAGATTGGCAATTGTTACATTTGTGTAATCAACTGCATTAACTGTCAATTTCCATGATGGTGTAAAGATTGTCATTTTTAAGGCAACAGCAACGCTGCGCCACCCCTTGCTTGTGATTGTTGAATAAGATCAACTACCTGACGAGCTGTGCTTTCAGAATCAATTGCGCCATTAACTGTTATGTTGATTGGAGAATTCCCAATTGGCGTTCCTGCTGGAACTGAATAACTTGGACTAGCAATAACATTGCTTGATGAAATTACTTGATTGGCTATTTTTTCCAAACCAATAAATTGATCTAATAATTTATTGAATTGTTTTGTGGCTTGTTTAGTAGTCAATTGGTTAGTATCAATTGCAAAATCTAATTCCTCAAAGTTGGTAAGCAAACTGCCTAATGCTTGATCTAATTTACCTATGCTTCCGATTACTCCAGTTTGAGAAGCAGATCCAACGCCACCACCAGTTCCAACAAATTGTCCATTTTCAAATCCTGAACCACCTGCACCAATAACACTTTGACCTGGAACAAATCCAGCCCCTCTTAAACCACCACCGCTATTTTCAGAGAAACTTCCACCACCTCCACCAGCGCTGCCAATTTTGTTTAACAATCCAACATTGGATTTGGTGACAAAGTTATAGGCTCGAATCGTGGTGTTAATTGCATCAATAATAAAATTAACTATTGGCGTAATGGCTCCGACTATGCTTCCAAATACATCAATGATCTTAGCTGTAACGGATGATGCTAAATCAAAGAATTTGCTAAAGACTGTTCCAATAATTGGTAAAACATAGTTTTGTAAAATGTCAATAAATTGTTGAAAGTTCTCTTTATTTCGATCAATTGCTTTCTGAACTTTTTCCCAACCCTCTTGGAATTTTTGAACAATAGGTGCGCCATATTCAAATATGTAACCAATAAGTTTTTCAATGATTGGAAGTAAAGCAACTCCAACAGCTTCTTTTGCTTCTTGGAATCCAACCTTTAATCGATCAATTCTGCCTTGAAATGTTTCAGCATTTCGGGATGCTGCTCCACCATACAATTCACTTAGTTTTTCTGTTTCACCTCTAAAATCTAATTGCTTGGCTTGAGCAGCTGTAATACCAATGCCTAATCTTGCCAACTGAGTATCTTGGCCACCATAGGCTTTACTCAATGCTTCGGTTACGCTTGCAAGGTCTTTGCCGGTTCCTTTTGAAATATCAATTGCAAGATTTAAGAGATCCTGAGATTTTTTAACATCACCTGTGGCAATGCTTAAACGCTGCAATGCCGGTCTTAGTTCATCATCAGAAACTCCAACGGCTAATGATGTGGCTGAGATATATTCCTCAGTTGCCTTTATTTGGGCATCAGTAGCCCCTGTGGCGGCCTTTAAGGCACTTGCTAATCTTAACTGAGCAGCCTCATCCTCTATCGCAGCCTTGACCCCATCAACGGCTAATTTGGTGGCATACACTCCAGCAGCGGCAGCGGCAGCGGCAAAAGCCAATCCTGCTTTCTTACTGAAATCACCTAACTTGTCGCCAAATGTTTGAACTTGTTTTTCGCTTTTATTCATGCCATCAACAAATTGCTTTGTTTCAGCTAGAATTTCGAGTTTAAGGGTGCGCCAATCTTGTGCCATTAGTTATCCCACACCTTCACTACATTATTCATTTCATTTGTCCATCTTTGAGTTAATTCAGGCTGAACTTCGCGAAGGGTTGGATATATGAACCAGCCTCTTGATCCTCGACCATAACGCCCTGACCAAGTTGGAAATTGTTTGTAATTCTTTGAGCCAAATTCAAGTCCTCGCCATAAGACTTGGGTAGTTGCCCCACCACTAAAACGCTGACCTGCGAACCCGTAAGACAAACGACCAGTCTTTGATGATCTTGAAACAGACGCACCATCGACAACTTTTCTAACTGCCTTATTTGATTTTTCTCTTTGATAACCTGCTTTAGTAATTTCATTTTTCGCATAGTTAGCCAAATCATAACTGACAGTTTTAGCTTTAGAAATGGCATCATCACCCATAAGAGAAAATGCTTTGGCAAGTTGGCGCAACTCTTTTTGGGAATATGCGCTGACTGCTTCACTTGCCATTCCTTTTCTCCAATACTTCGATCGCCGTTAAAATATCTGCTGCGTCTGTCCATTCGCTCATTGGTATTTGTGTGGCAATTGCCAACTCAACCAATAATCTGCTTAGGCTTCCTGCTGGGTGGCTTTTGGGTTTGCATCACCGACAATTACATCTGTGACAGTTTCCATCCATACATCAAAGGCTTTGACTGGTTTTCCAGCCGCTTCGCGCTTGTGTGCATGGTAAGCAAGAAACATAAGATCAGAAATACCCATTTTTTCCTGAGCTTGTGCAATGGTGTTTCCTGTCTTTTGTTCCCATTTTGCCCACTCAGGCGGTTGGGCTACATAAGTGGCTTGCTCGCCTGAGCTGTATTCAATTGTGATTGGTAGTTTCATTAGTTGCTCCCGTTTCTATTTTTTAACTAAATGATTCTGCTGGTGTTCCAATAACTTGGAATGCCAAAGAAACTGTTTGTGCATCTGGTGCAGTTCCACCAGCTGATGGCCAACTTGGCAAAACTTGGAAAGTAAATGTAGCACCTGTTGCAGCTGTGAATACTGTGCTGATTCCGGTGTTTGGTGCTGTTTCTGCAACGCCCCATAAAATCTCACAAAGAGATCCTGTTGCGCCCCAGTCAGCTAGCATTTCAACGGCTAGCGTGAAATTGTTGTCAATAACTTTGTAGGATTTTCCATCAAGTGTTTCATAAGTAACTCGATTTACTTCTCCAGTTAAAGTTGCGCTTGTTGCTTGTGCGTCGAAAGTGTTACCACCGATTGTGAAGGTAACATCCCGACCTGTGATTACAGTGGTAGGCATTTCCGCTCCTTAGATTGTTTGTGTGTAATAGGTTGAAACATTTATATCAGAGATCAACATTGTTGATGCTCCAACTTGTGTAACTGTTGGTCTTTCAACCGATCCGACAATATATCCCGAAGGAATGACTGCCAGAATACTCATGATTAGCTGCTCAATGTTATCGAGCGATGCTGGGTTGCTGTTATATGCAACGATGGCTGTGATTGTCATATTGATTTTACAGCGCACCTGTGATTTACCAATTGTTTCCATTTCTAAATATGGAGAATCTGGAACGCAAACCACAGCTGGTGGATAAACTGATTCTGGAACAAAACTATAAACATTTCCTGCCACACCAGCTAAAGCGGTTGCTAAAGGTTGGCGAACTGAGGAAAGTATTGTTGATGCTGGCATTTATTGAGCCATGCTTTCAACATCTATAAATGGGCCTAACAAACCTACACAGCGATTGAATAAACTTCGGCCCATGCGAAACGGAGTTGCTGTGAAATCTACTCCTTCGATTTGTCCTCCGGCTGCAATTCTTGATTGGAAGATTTCGACTGAAACGGCAAAGATTGCGGATCGAACAGGTTGGTTTCCAACATAAGTTGATGCGCTAGATAAGGTAGCAGTTCCGGATGGGATGACATTAGCTTCGAGTATATCGGCATGAGTGATCGATGCTGAAAAGGTATATTGTCCAAGATTGTCTGCCAAGACTGTTCGCGTGCCATTGTATGGGCTTCCGCAATGTGCGATGACGACTGATTGTCCTTCGGTGAATTCATGGATTCCTAGTGTAGTAAAAGTAGCGACATTATCTGTCAATGAAGTTTGTGCGACTGGGCTTTTGAATGTAACTAACATTGGAAGTATCACGCCCTCAGCCGAATCTATTATACCTTCCAAATATGCGTCATTGTACAAGGATGATGACACGCCAATTATTGCTCTCAACTCACTAGCTGTGATAATGCTTGGCATGTCATCTCCTTACTCCCATTAATGGATGCCTGAGATCGGGAGCAACCTCAGGCACTCAGTTAAATTAAGCTACTGTTAGTTTACGGAATGCAGTTGGGTAACGATTAACTGCACAAACATAACCATACAGACCAATCTCTACGCGACCATTGGCAACAATATTGGCACGAATTTCAAAAGTGCCACTCTCGTGGAATCGCATTGCAGCAGATGGATAAACTAGAGCGAACTTGTCGCCTGCGTAGTTAGGATCAACTACTAATGACAGTCCTGAAACTGTTCCATTAGTTGAACCTTGTGTGATTAGACCAGCTGCGTTTTGTGGAGCAGCAGCAGCAAATAGAGGACGCTTGTTGTCATCCTCGCCACCTAGTAGGTCTGCGAATGAGATGCTTCCAGCAGCGTTTGGTGCAACGACCAAGCGGTTTGGAACAAAACGCATTACATTATAAGAATCAGCAATACCATCAGCAATTGCCTTGTTGATTGTTGATCCTGATGATGCTACTGCGCCATCGCGTGCAAGTCCTAATGCGTAAGCATCAGTCTTTTGTGCATAAGATGCAGCTAACTCACGAATTAAAAGATCTAAAAATGATGGGTCAGATCTATCAAGGACTTCTTGATTTATCACATTTGCGCCAGCAAACTTGACTATGTTATTTTCTTGGAAGGTAACAGCTGTATCTTGAGATGCGTATTCTACGCCCTCTGCTGTTTCGCCTACAATGGCTTGCGCTCCAAGCACAGGCGTGAAAATTTTAAGCCCAGATGCAGGAAGCGGTGCGCGCTCGATGCTATCAATAAATGGTCTTGATGAATCAATTACGCCAATAACATCGCGTAAATAATTTGGTGGAACCATTCCTGTGTTTTCTGAAACTGTTCCAATTGCTAATGCTGCAAGTAGATCGCGTGCATCGTTGTCGCCTTGAATTGCACGAATCTGTGCTGCTGCATATTGTCCTGCTGTAACATTTGTATCAACGCGTGGCTTTGTGTATGCCATGTAGTT